TCAACCGTGCATTGTATCTGCATTGTACAGGTATTCATCCAGCTTGTTCATGCTGTGTTTTTTGTACTGCTTATCCAAATGGGTATATATCTCCAGAGTGGTCTTGATGTTGGCGTGTCCCATCTGATCGCGCGCGGTAAGAATATCGACCCCAGAGAAATAGAGCAGTGTGCAGAACGTATGCCGGAGCTGGTGAGGCGTAAAGGTCTGTATGCGCATTTTGAGGGCACCGCGGGTCTTTCCGTCTTTATCCTTTTTTCGATGCCCGTATTTGGATTCCTTGCCGTCGTAGCCATATTTTACGTTTAGGTCTATCATGTAGCTTTCCCACAGATGATCCCACGAATAAGAGGTCATGATTTCACCGCGCGTATTATGGCACACATAGAGACAATCATCTTTTTTACGCTCGTTTCGCAGAAAATCAACGAGAATTGACGGGATATTCACAGTGCGGATACCGGCGGCGGTTTTTGGTTTTTTGATGCGCATTTTCGGCCGTGCATAATCCACAGCTTTATTTACCGTGATCGTGGCGGCATCAAAATCAATATCCGCCCAAGTCAGCGCAGCCGCCTCGCCACGCCGCAGGCCGGAATACAGCATAAGCATTGCAGCTCGCTGCGCCCTATGCGGGGTGTCACGAATCCACTTCTGTTGTATATCCGGGATTGCGGAGCGCGATATCGAAGGCTTTCCGGCCGGCACGACTACTTTGGCGCATGGGTTATACTGTACGACTTCTGGAATGATACTTTCAAAAATTCCGGAACAGGTATTCAGTATCTCACGCATTGTTTTGTGTGTAAGAGGCGGAACGGTCATGTGCCACTCTGCCAAGCCATTCAGTATAGATTGAATATGAGACGTTCGGATTTTATCCGGCGTCATTTCCCAGAGCGGCTCCAGATGGTCGATATGGTTTCCGATAGAACGGAGCCAACTATGCCCAATGCCAGAAGCTTTTTTCATTGCCTTATATGCGTCGGCCGCATCCTTAAAAGTCACACGCCCGCGGGATGGATCGAGCCCACGCCCCATAGCGGTTTTAAATTCGATCGCTTTCGTTTCGGCCTCACGTGCGGAAGCTCCGAAAAATTGTTTGTACTTTTTCTTGCCGTCCTGCATGCCGATATACACCTGTTTGCAATATCGGCCGTCCTTACGCTTTTTCAATCGTGCCATAAAAAATCCCCCTTTTGGTGCACTTTACAAAGCCCACCCAAAGAGGGTATAATATCCGTGTCGAGCGGCTATATCCTCTTTAGGTAAGCTGTTCTATATAAACGCTTCGGTGTTCCAGCACCGGGGCGTTTTTTTATTTCAGTTCTAGTTGCTCAGACATATCATGTTGAATCCCACCATGCACAGAAACAACGGTATACTGCTCTGACCCGTCTATGGGTTTTCCGTCTCCGTCGAGATGAACTTCGACTTCCAAAATGGCATTTATGTAATCACCAGCCTTAACAGCCGCTCCATTGTGGATAGTTTCTAAAAAGTCATCATCATCTATTTTTGCTGTAATCGATTTCCCCTTAAACCGGAAATCCCAAGCGGATCGTCCCAAAATATCTGCTTTTTTTACCGGCAAGACAGCTTCGATACGGCTTTTCTTTGTGATTATTTCTTCAACAACGGGGAGAGGAACAAGCATATTATCAACGTCCTGAGAATCGCAATGAAATTCTTCATCCTCCACAAAAAAGGAAAAACCGCCAGCAGGATTGTGCTCTTTTGCGTAATAAGAAATATTCGATGCCAATTGATCTGCTCTAAAGTTATTGAGAACGATTGTGCTACTAGCTTCGACGTTAATTACAGCGCCATTGTTGCTTTTTATGATTACGCGTGACGCGTTTTCAGGATCGGGGGTGACCTCTTTTGGCGGTTCGCCCTTGAGAAATTTTTTTATTTCAAAAATTCCTTTTACAACTCCAACAACAGTAAGCGCGAGACCCGCAACGGGGACGACAACGCTTGAAATTGTTTGAGCTACTTCGCATACGGTGGAGAAATCAATTTGGAAACTTCCGTTTTTGAATGCCGTTACATTCATTTTCAGATATGCATCGGGATTTTCTTTCCGAGCGGCTAGCTGGGTAAGCTCAGCCATATCAGAAATTGTTTTAGACAACAATATAGCATCAATTTCACTTTCGCCTTCAAGGTGAATACCAAACTGCGCCGTGCTTTTTATCAGTTCAGAATTATCATTCATGAGAATGCACCTCCAAACCCATTATACCATATTGTTGCCATAGCAACAATTATGTTGTGTTTCAGGGTTGCCGCCGTGGGGCGTTTTTTTATTTTAGCTGTTATGCGTGATGACATCCAACATGGACAACATCTTCTGTGCCGTGTTATATGCTATCTCGTATTCCTTGCTCTTCACCTTCACGGGCTTCTCCAGCAATGGAATCATGATACAGGGTTCATTAAAATCGTTTAGCGTGAGTTTGATCGTAATACTGTTTACGACGCGCTTATTCTTGCGTTTGGCCGTTACGCCCCCTGCGATAGCACCAAAACCGCCAAAGAGAGCACCCCCCACAAGAGCCTGTCCTACGCCGCCTGTTGTAATCGTCTCATCATCTTCCAGCAAATCATAATTTAGCAGCTGGTCAAATGTGTATGTAGGAATATCTTTCTTCCCGGCAATGCTTGATACACCTTTTGCGGCAGCCTCGGCAGCAAGGGATAACCTTCCGGTCATGACGGCAAGTGCGCCTTTTGCAAATTTTCCAGCGCTCGCACGAGGCGCTTTTGCACCACCATGGCCAATCACACGCCATAGCTTATTGGAAGCATCTATCAGAAGCTGTCCGCATTGCTGCGTTGCATGAAATTCCACGGACGGCTCTTCTGCAGCAGAACTTGATGCGACCGGATCGGATGTAATAGGCGTGCCGCATTCAGCACAGAACTTTCCTGCAACTTCTGCACCACAGTTCGGGCAAGTGGCCGAACGCGGCGCCGGCGTCCCGCATTCAGGGCAGAATTTACCTTCGAAATCATTTCCACAGTTTGTACATTTCATCAAACCGCCTCCTTGTACTTCACGCCTTTCAGCGTAATTACACACCAATATACATCGAACGAAGCTGTGCAAGTTCCAGACGCACGCCCATGTATATGGACAGCTCTGATATCGTGCTGCAATTTTCCAGAAGCTCGTTGTCGTCGGGGAAGAGCAGACAGACCGCAAAAGCATTCACTTCATTTTCCAGTTTCCGCTCACATACAAAAGTGCTGGTATCCAGATAAATACGGTTGAGGTTCGGATGTAGCAGCACATGCCCCAGTTCATGCGCGCACACAACGCGGGCCTCATGCTCGGCAAGACCATCATGCAGCACAACAGCCTTGCCGTTTTCGTTGCTGTAACAATAGCCGCGCATACGCCCCAGCGGAAGGTACAGTATTACAATACCAAGCTGATTGCAGATGTCAAAGGGGTCGTGCGTCCCGAACCGTTGAATGGTCTTCTGCGCAAATTCCTTGATATCCACAAATATCACCTTACTTTCCGCGTCGCCCCTCAAGAGTGGCTATCACGACACGCAATGACGCCTCGAACGCGCGCTGCGTTTCGGCGTCGAGCGGTTCTCCGTCGTACATCAGCAGCGCGCCCTGTGCGGCGCGCTTGGCCATATCCGTCAGGGCTTCTTTTACATCCGGCTCGCCGTCCTTCGGGGCGGCGGGCTTTTCTTCGTTTCCGAGAAGATCGTCTATTGATACATCGAAATACACAGCAATCTTAGACAAAGTGTCACCAGATGGGGTTGCTCCGGTTTTTTTCCATTTTGTGGCAGTAGCATTGCTTAGCCCCATTTCGGTCGCTGCTCGATTACAGCTTACGCCTTTTTCATCGCATAGCCGCTTAAATACGTCATAAAACACAAGGCTTACGCTCCTTTTTTGTGCAAAGCGTAGAACCTAACCGAATTCAGAAAACACTATTGATTTACTAACCAAAATCAGGTATTATAATCATACAGCCTGACAAAAGTTAGAACAAAGGCGCATCTAAAAACGGTATAGGTTTTTCGCGATTAATATGAGTTGCAACATTATATTATCGCAAAGCCTAACCAAAGTCAACATTATGAGCTAAAGGGGGTTAGATTTGTATGCCTGCACAATGGACAGGAGAGCTCGTGGGCAGAATGCACAACGCTGGAATTTCCAAGAAACGGCTTGCAGCATTCATGGGGAAAAATGAAAAATATGTATCTCAAGTTCTGAATGGGCACTGCGAACCAAAACATGCCGAACAAGAGTACAACGCTGCGCTCGACGAACTGATTGCAGAGAAGAATAGGAAAGAGGGGTGAGAGCATGTACAAAACAATTCGGTATAACACCATACAAGAAGGCAGCACGAACGCGGACGGAACAACCACAGGATCACCAATCATTTTTGTAGAACTTCGCTTGCCGGATAAGATTCTGATTCGGGGCAGTTTTGAACGAGAGGTCGATAAGATTTTTCAATCTGTTCGCGCAGACCTCGAAACTGCGCTTTTGAACGCACGGTGACCTTTCCGCGATTGGTGTAAATAATTAGCTTGTCTATTTGCTTCCAGCTTGTGTCTTCAGTTGGGCCAAAATACAAGAACTCTTCTGCTGCTCCTAAAGCGGATAATTCAATAGGGAACTTGGCACTTTCAATGAAACGCTCATAAAAAGGTGTTTCAGTATCACACAGCCGTCGGAATAGATGTCCAATAAAATGCGGGTTCAATTGGGCTATAACTGTTTGATTTGGTGTATATAGTTCTACTTTAGTTATGGAAATAGGATTCATTGAATGATTTTCGAATAATATAAAAATACATAAAAAACTATTTGTATTTTCCCGCGGAAAACAATTCAGTTCATTTTGAATTTCTATTTTTACAGACAGGTTTTTCCGTTCTCGCCATAATTGACGTGCTATAGACCAAACGGAAATAAAAAATCCAGCTACGGCAATCCAAAATGTTATGTCTTCTCTATTGTCTAAGAACCATTGGAGCATTTTATCACCTCGGCACCATTATATCAACAATGCAAAATTCTGGAAATCCCTACACCAACATTATCCGACAAATAGTGTCCTATAAAACGGACAGAAAGGAGATGCTTTTTTGAAACGATTACATTATGCTGACTGGAACGAAGTGCGAATCACTTTAACGGTGAAAGACATCGCGGATGTGCTGAACGTGTGCGATACGGTAGCGCTGAATCTGGTTCGCAGCGGGGAAATCCCAGCCAAGAAGGTGGCGGGCCAATGGCGGATTTTGAAAACTGACCTTATGGCTTATCTTGGGGCAAAAGAAAATTTGTACGCATAGAAGGAGGGACCACGCATGGAAATTGAGATCAAAGTGAGCATCACGCCCCAGCAGTACATACGGCTGGACAACATGGCCCGCAGGATGCGCCGCCCGATGGACAAGGCGCTCGGCTGGATGGTGACACACCACATGGACAGCATCCTCGAAAACACGCACATCTCAGCGCCGGCAGGGCCGAAGCCAATCGACTGGGGTGCGATCGAATGACGGGCCTTGCATGCATCTGCTTCGGGTTCGTACTCGGAACAGCTTTTACGGCGGTCTGCCTTCTGGCGGACAAAAAGAAAGCCCCCGCTGGTGCAGCGAACACCAACAGAGGCGCAGACCAAAAATCTACATTTAAAAAATACACCACCGGGGAGGATTTGTCAAATGCCTGAACTGCATTACATAGGAATCTCCGCGGCGTTTGACCCTTATGCGGAGGTAGAACCGGTAACTTATTGCCCGGAATGCGGCGCACCGGTATATGACGGAGAGCGCATCTATTACGGGCATGGAACCGATCATGTAATAGGCTGTGAGCATTGCATTGATACAGGCTTTGCACAGGCCGGATAAGGAGTACATATGGATAATTTAGCGATATACAATGATTTACGCGTTGTACCGGAAGAAGCCAAAAAAAAGATTACAGGAGGACGTTTAAACGGATTTACCGATATCAACAGCATGTGGCGAATCAAACGTTTAACAGAGAAATTCGGACCATGTGGAATTGGATGGAAAACCATAAACGAAAAATATCGCACAGAACCGGGAGCAGATGGAGCTGTCGCTGCATTTTGCGAACTTGACTTAGTATACCGTCTTGATGGCGGTGGATGGAGCGAGCCGGTACATGGAGATGGCGGGAGCATGCTTGTTGCCAAGGAAAAAGGCGGTTTATATACAGATGATGAATGCTTTAAGAAGGCCCGTACTGATGCCATTGGAAACGCTGGGAAACTGCTTGGGCTGGGTGCGGATGTATACAACGAAAATGACCGCACGAAGTATAAAAAAGAACTGTATAAGTGCAACAAGTGCGGCAAATCCCTTCACGACGTGATGCTTCGAAATGGCGAGTTGTGGGCGGCACATGACATTGCAATTTATGGCCTTAGAAGGTTTGGAGATATGTTGTGCGACGAATGTCAGAACATAGTCCTAAAAGAGGAAAAGGAAAAGAAAGAAGAAAGCCTTTCGCTTGTAGGCGGTGAAATCGTTGAGCAGACTGTTTAATTTCACGAATGCGCGTATGTCTACGGAAGGAGAACTTTGCTTAAAGGTGAAAAACCGTGCACAGGCCGCACAGCTTGCCTATGAGCTAAAAGACAAGACCGTGGATATGGTGGCAGAGATCAAGCGTAAAACGAAAGCCCGAAGTAAAGACGCAAACGCTTATGCGTGGGAGCTTATGGGGCAGATGGCCGATTTATTGCACACGGACAAGGACAGCGTATACCTTGAGATGCTTCGGAGATACGGCCAGCAATTTGTGGTAAAGGTGCCAAATAAAAGCGTTGAGATGTTCAAGCGTCAATACAAATACTGTGAACAACATGAAACACTTGCTCCGGAAGAACGGGCGCAATATTACCGCGTATACCTTGGCAGCTCTACATATACCACCAAGGAAATGAGTGTCCTGATAGACGGCATTGTCAGTGAGTGCAAAGACCTTGGGATAGAGACGATGACACCGGAAGAGCTGGCACGCATCAAGGAGGATCCGCGGTGAAGAATGAATTTGGCGCGTGTCTCGACAAAAACGGATACGCACCCGGCATTGTGACGTTTGATACAGACTGCTGCTTTTTGTGCGGCGGACAGGATGAAAAGCTGGACAGGCATGAATGCTTTGGCGGAGCGATGCGTGAAAAGAGCAAACGCCTTGGGCTTTGGGTTCCGCTGTGCCATAACCGATGCCATGAATACGGGCCGAATGCGGTACACAGAAATAGAGAATCAAGGACGTATTGCCAGCAGGCAGCACAGAAAGCGGCGATGCAGGAATACGGATGGGGCAAAGAAGATTTTATCCGCGAATTTTACAAAAACTATCTGTGATTTGTAAAGTACAGTTTTAAGTTGAGTTTTGAAAGGACGTTTGATATGGGATTAAACGTAGTCGCGTTGATGGGCCGCCTTGTGGCTGAACCCGAACTGCGCCACACACCGAGTGGAGTTGCAACATGCACGTTCCGCATCGCGGTAGACCGCAGCTATTCCAAGGATGGAGAAAGAAAGGCCGATTTTATCGACATTGTAACATGGCGGCAGACAGCGGAGTTTGTTTGCAAGTATTTCCACAAAGGCAGCATGATCGCCGTGAACGGTTCCATCCAGACCCGTAATTATGAGGACAAAAACGGGAACAAGCGCACGGCCTTTGAGGTGGTCGCAGAAGGCGTTCATTTTGCAGGTGGGAAAGATGATGGCGCGCAGCGCGGAACGCCTCAGACGGGCGCACAGCATACACCGGAGCCGTTTAAAACAAATGCCGCTGCAGCAGATGTGCAGCAGGATGATTTTGCGGTGATTGACGATTCAGAAGATTTGCCGTTTTAAGGACGTGACAATATGGCAAATGACGGATATATCAAGCTTTACAGAAAGATGATGAAGTGGGGCTGGTACACTGACACGAATGCCAAATGTGTGTTTCTTCATTTGCTTTTTCTGGCACAATATGAGGCGTGTTTTTACCGTGGGATTGAGTTGGAAGTCGGACAGGCAGTAACGTCAATACGCGAAATTTCATTGCAAACAGGTATTTCAGTGCAGTCCGTGCGAACAGCGATAAATCATCTAAAATCAACACAGGAAATAACACAGTGCACACATGGAAAATTCAGCGTGTTTACAATAAAAAACTATATCGAGTACCAAGGAGTCAACACGGAAACTAACAATCAGGTAACACGCGACCAACACAGTGCTAACACAGAAGTAACACAGACCCTTATATTAAGAAATCAAGAAGTCAAGAAATCAAGAAATAAAAAAGATATCTCTATCGAGATATCCAAAAAGAAATTTGGCGAGTTTGAAAACGTGCTGCTCGACGGGCAAGAGCATGGGAAGCTGGTGGACAGCTTGGGCGATATTGGCGCATCGGAGTATATCGAGCGGTTATCTGCCTATCTTGCACAAACCGGGCACCGTTACAAAAGCCACTATGCAACGATTCTGAACTGGTGGAGGAAAGACGGTAAGCCTGTTAAACGCACATCGGAACCGCGTGTTATCAAGCCGGACGTGGGACGGGAGATCACGCCGGATATGACGGCAGAGGAGTTGTTTTAAATGCTCGGGGCAGAACAGAGCGTCATTGGTTGCCTGATGCTGGAACCCGCATTGCTGGATAAGGCGCGCACGATGCTTTCACCGAAGATGTTTGAGGCGGAGCCGCTGGCACGGATATTTTCCTGCATGCTGAAGTTGAAAAAGGCGGGAATGCCTGTGGACGCGGTGACGGTGGTTTCTAAGCTTGGCGCAGAGTACGACGGGATAATCCGAGAATGCGCAAGTATTACGCCGCGCATTGAGACATTTCCGCAATATTCGGCGCTTGTACTGGACGCATGGCGGGAACGTACATTGGTGACGGATTTACAGAGCCTTGCCATCAGCGGGCACACCGCCGACGAAATGACGGCGGAGCTTGAACGGATGGCAGCGCAGCAGCGTGACATCATGCAGCACGTACACAGCACATCGGAGCAAACATTTTTGGAGGCTGTGACGGAGGCATATAAAAACTTATTCCGGCCCGATACGTCGCTGAAAACCGATTGGAAACAATTCAATGACGTGCTGGGAGGTTTACAGCGAGGATGCCTGTACATAATTGCGGCGCGTCCGGGAGACGGCAAAACAGATTTTTCCATGCATCTGGCCGTGCAGCTTGCAAAGCGCTATCGCGTGGATTACAGAAGCCTTGAAATGACAAAGGAGCAGCTTGTGCACCGCATACTTTCTCGGGTATGCATGATAAATTCCACACGCTTTCGGGATCACGACATTGACGAAAACGCGCAGAGACGCATTGGCATTGCTGTAGACCGAATGGGAGATTTGCACCTTGTGATGGACGATACGCCCGGAATATCTGCCGAGGATGTGGAGGCAAAGCTTGCTTCAAGCAAGCCGGACGCAATGTTTATCGACTACCTGGGATTGATGCGCGGAGACGATACTGGAAAAAAACCTTTGTGGCAGATAACAGGCGAGATCACGCACTCGCTTAAGGCCATGGCGCAAAAGCACAATGTTGCAATTGTGGCATTGGTACAGATGGGACGAGCAGTGGACAGACAGAAAGAACCTACGCTTTCGGATTTAAAGGGCGGAAGCGACATCGAAGCGGACGCGGATGGTGTGATTTTTATGCGTCCGCAGAAAACGGGAGAATTTTTGAGCGGGGACGACGCATGGCCCGTGGAAGCGGTGATTGCGAAAAACCGGCACGGCGGGGTGGGCAGGCTGCGGTTCAACTGGCAGCCGCAGTACCACAATTATATCCCGATTGATAACAGGAGGAGCGAATGAAAATTGTTTTAAAAGGCGTGCCACCGAGTTTAAATCGGTTTGCGGGACGGCTAAACAGCTGGGAATATCGAAGGTCCAAAAAACAGTGGACAGAGACAGTGCAGTGGGCGTGCAAGGCCGCGGGTGTGAAGGAAGCGCCAGAAAGAGCCGTTGTCCGCATAGACTATTTTTTCCCTGACAAGCGCAGGCACGATGCGGACAACTATTGCGGAAAACTACTTCTGGACGGTCTTACAAAAGCTGGTGTAATAAAGGACGATGATTTTTCTCATATCGCACTTGTTGTGTATGGCCATGTGGACAAAGTTGACCCGAGAACAGAAATCACTGTAACAAGGATGTGGGCCGAATGAGCAAAAATCTTGCGCTTACGCTTGCCCGTGCGAAAAACAACGGGATCCGTGAAGGAATCGACGCTGTGTGCGAAGCAATGGCGCTGGCGCACTATAACGCCGCGATAGAGCTTGAGCTTAATGAGCGAGAGGTTGGAACGTTTTACACGCGAATGCGGCAGGAACTACTTGAGATCCTTGCACAGGGCGGAAGAGATACGTTTACAGATGAGATGCGGCACGCTATAGCGGTTGCATATGAAAAGATGGGGGTGGCTCCATTGTGAACGCTGCAAAAGAAAACACACTGAAATGTGAACTGTACCATGACAACTATCAAAATTATAGGCGGTACAACATACCAAAGGCGCAATTGATAATTGCGGACATACCGTATAATATCGGCGCGAATGCATATGCCAGTAATCCCATGTGGTATAACGGCAGTGACAACTCAAACGGAGAGAGCAAGTTAGCTAAAAAGAGCTTTTTTAACACAGACGGGCGCTTTAAAATTGCCGAGTACATGCATTTTTGCAGCCGGATGCTGGTTAAAGAGCCAAAGGAACGCGGAAAGGCTCCGGCAATGATTGTGTTCTGCGCATACGAGCAAATGCAGGCGGTGAATGAATACGGGAAGCGGTACGGGTTTGAAAAGAGCTATCCTTTATTTTTTATCAAAAATTATTCGGCACAGGTCTTAAAAGCCAACATGCGGATTGTTGGAGCGACGGAGTTTGCGGTTGTTTTGTACCGGGACAAGCTTCCGAAATTCAACAATGATGGCAGCATGATCTATAACTGGTTTGCATGGGAGAATGACAACACGAAGCTTTATCCCAAAATACATCCGACGCAGAAACCCGTAAAGCTGTTAAAAAAGCTGATACGAATATTCACCGATGTGGGGGATGTAGTAATAGACCCATGCGCAGGCAGCGGTTCTACCTTACGCGCGGCGTATGAACTCGGCAGAAGCGCATATGGGTTTGAGGTGGACAAGGGGATTTATGCGCTTGCCAAAAGCAAAATGCTGCAAGCTATGGCACGTGAAGAACAGACTGCTGATTTTGAGCAATTAACAATTTAACGAAAAGATGGGCGTAGAGTCGATTGGAGGGAAAGACAATGACTGACTTAAAGCCGTGCCCGTTCTGTGGGGGAAAAGCAAAAATATCATTCAAGGATTATCGCTTTATCGGATATAACGGAATTGGAGACAAAAAAGTGATGTACCGTGTGCAAATAATCTGCAATAAATGTCGAAGTCGTGGCAAGCCGATTATAACGCCCGGCCTTGTGAATCCAAATCCATACGTTAGCAAATGGGGAAACTGTTTTTTCGAAAAATCGGAACGATGCAAAAAAGAAACGGAAATGTTCGAACCTTATGTACAAGAAGCAATCGAATCATGGAACCGGAGGGCTGACAATGGCAAGGCTGATTGACGCGAATGCGCTGTCGAAAAAATGGCAGGATATGCTTGATATTAAAACCGGAGAAAAAGAAGAAATCGCAGTATATAAAATTTTCGAGATACTCATCAAAAGGTTGAGCCAAGAACCAACCATCGACCCAGTGCACGCTTCTGGCGCGTGCTACTGTCGGGAGTGCAAGCACTGGCAAGAACCCTATGACTATTGCAAAGAGTTTGCGGCAGAGCGCAATCAAGGTGATTTTTGCAGCTACGGCCAGCGCCGGGAGGATACGAAGTGAAAATTTTAGTAGCCTGCGAAGAAAGCCAGGCAGTAACGATTGAACTGCGGAGGATAGGTCATGAAGCTTACAGCTGCGACATTGAGCCATGCAGCGGAGGGCACCCTGAGTGGCATTTGCAGGTGGACGCCCTGGAACTTTTGAAAATGAAATGGGATATGATTCTTGCGTTTCCTCCTTGTACCCATTTGGCTGTGAGTGGTGCAAGGTATTTTGAGCAAAAGCGCAAAGACGGACGGCAGCAGGCGGCAATTGATTTCTTCATGCAATTTGCAAATGCTGACTGTTCAAAAATTGCAATCGAAAATCCGGTTGGAATCATGTCAACGGTTTGGAAAAAACCAGACCAGATTATTCAGCCATGGCAATTTGGTCATGGCGAAACAAAGAAAACGTGCCTTTGGCTGAAAGGGTTGCCGCCGCTCATACCGACAGAAATTGTTGAAGGACGGGAGCAGAGGATATGGAAAATGCCGCCGAGCGAAGACAGAGCAAAAAACCGGGCAAAGACATTCCCGGGAATAGCCCGTGCCATGGCAGAGCAGTGGGCCGGAGACATACGGGAGGATTGACATGGAGAGATATACATACTTTGACAGTGGAAAATTTCGGCTTAAAATCGACGATACAGAATACAGTGGAGACTGGGTTGACCGCCTCGCCGCCTATGAGGACACAGGGCTGGAGCCGGAGGAACTAGCGCAGGCGGAGAAAGAGGGGCGGCTTGTGGTGCTGTCCGAACCAATGAAGCCGATGGTTTACAAGCCGAACGATACGGACGTATATTGCCCGTCCTGCGGAGAAAGTCTTTCTGGAGGATGGCCGTTGTCTGATGCGGACGACCTAAGAAAACTTTGCCAGTGCCCGAATTGCGGACAATCCATCGACGATACAAGGTGCGAAGCCGCCGAGGCCGCGCTGAATGATTTGGAGGCAGAGCATGACAGATAAAGACCTTGTGGAGCGCTTAAACGCATACTCCGCTCAATACCAAAATCATGGAGGCATTACAGCGGAAGCGGCAGACCGCATTGAACAATTGCGCGCCAAATTAACCAACGAAAGAATCGCCAACACGAATCTCATAGGCGAACTTGCCACGGTGGCCGCAGAGCGCGACCGATACAAGGCGGAACGCGAGAACCCTCAGCCGCTGACCTTGGAGGAATTACGGCGGATGGACGGGGAGGTAGTCTATATACCAGAATCAGAAGAATATTTTGGTGGAATGGGCATAGTTTCCGTATCACAAGAAAGGGTTGTGGATGTCGGAGATCCTAAATTTGGGTATTGGCCGTTTCGTGAATATGGCGAAGGTTGGAGAGCCTACCGCTCAAAGCCGAAGGAGGGAAACAGGTGAAAGGCTGTAAGAACTGCCCGGCGTTTGCGAAATGCACCGTGACGTATCGTGGTTCGGGTTGTGCTGCTTTAAGAAGTACATACGGTGTTGAAACCGACCCGGAGATTATCACCAACGCCGACCGCATCCTGGGAATGGATGATAATGAACTGTCGGAGTTTTTGATGGAATGCAATCCGGCTAATTGTCAGCAGTGTGCGTTTTCATCTGGATGGAGGTGCGACCCAGATCGGGAAGACTATTCGGACGCTGAAAAATGCACTGAAGGACGCAAAAGATGGCTCCAGCAGCCAGCAGAGGAGGAGCAGACATGATTTGTAAATATCGTGATGCAGAAAATGGCATGTGTTCCTTACGCAGCGATTTAAGCTATCCGCTGCTGGAATATTGCGTGGAAGGCCCGTGCCCGGATGAAGTTTTGATTTGCAACAACTGCCCGCTCGATGGGCATTGCGAATTTGTGGTTTGCTGTGAAAAGGAGGGTAGATAATATGTCCAGAAGAATAATCCATTGCTGCCTTGATATTTCAGGCGGAATAAAAAATGCAAAACAGCTAAGAGGCTGTATTACCGTTGACGGAAAAACGCTGACGACGACTGACGAAGTAAAATCCTTTTTATACAGTCAACTGGATATGGGAAGAAGAGTTTTGCCAATGGGTGATTGTGATAATTTTGATTACCAGCGTGGATGCATGGGACATGATGTAGAGGAGGAAAACCAATGAAAGAAATATTTGAAAAGGCTATCCTTACATATGGCCAGACCGCGCAGGAGGATGTTGCCATCGAAGAAATGAGCGAGCTTATCAAGGCGATTTGTAAAATGCGCCGTGCTGGTGTAAACGAAAAGCCAGCGGCAACGGATGCCATCGTTGACGAAATCGCGGACGTGTCTATTATGCTGGAGCAGCTCTGCATGATGTACGAGTGCTTTGACGCTGTGGAAAACCGCAGGCAATACAAAGTGCGCAGACTTGAAAACAGGCTTAAGGAGGCCGCAAAATGAAAGTGAGGAAAAATATGAAAAATGGAATTGTTGTAGCCTTATTGATGATGGCATGGTTAATTGTGATGGCATTGACCGGCTGCTCTACCGAAGCAGATCGGGTGTCCTACAATCTGTCTCAGCAAGCAGACAATTTCAACGATATCCGGCAGGTGACGGTTATAAACTGCCTGCAAGGCGATGTCCTGTTCCAGATGACGGGAAAAATGAGCATCACGGCGGATACCGAGGATAATCAGCTGGAAATCGTAGTCGAAGACGAAAACGGAGAATATAAAAAGCACTTTATCGGCCTGAGCGACAATGTCACTTATGTGGTGGAGGATGTCACATCTAAAGATGTCAACCAGTATAAGTACACGCTGAATTTCAACCCCAAAATGTGGCTCCCTGAGATTTCCACAATTGAATAGGAGGCCCCGGCATGCTCGAAATAATCATAGCTTTCGCAAAGGCTGTGGGAATTGTATTGCTTCTGTCCTGCCCTATTGTTATGTGGGCGTGTCTGGTGATTGGTGGCCGATATGACGACGAAAACGGGAAAATGTGAGATTTGCGGTGCAGAGTTCGTATACGCTCCAAATCGCAGATACTGCAATGCGTGCGCGCATAAGCGGAGCGTTGCGAGTACGAGGGCGGCGTTGAAGCGGAGAAATGAGCGCCTAAAGCAAGAAGCATCTAAGCCGCAGGAGCAACCGGGCGGATGGCATGTCGTCAAATGCACAGGCTGCTATTATTACAGGCCGCTGCGGCAAGGCGGACGCGGAGCTATGAACGCGTGCCACTACCTGATTGACACGGATGTCCCGCGCGGTATACATCCGCACGAATGCTATAAACGGCCCGGTACGCCATACAGGCCGGGGAAGAAAGTATGATTCGGGAGGTGTTGGGGTGACGCGGTATTGGAGCCGGGGGCCGGTAAATACGAAGTGTCCGTACTACATAAGGGATTCGGAGTATGCCATAACCTGTTCCGGGTTAGAGCATGGGACTGAATGCGCGACACGGTTCCGCAGTGAATCTGACAAGGAGCGGTTTCAGGAAAGGCACTGTTTTATGTATGACTGTAAATGTTGGTGCACTCTGGCAAAACTCCTGGAGCAGAAAGTTCATGAAAGGGACGGGGATTGATGCCTCGTCCTTTTTTACGGGGAAATCGGGGGGCGCGGCGTTTTTTTATCTGGTAGTATGGGGTGAGAGGAGGCAGCGCTATGGCAAAAGGGAAATACGCAGAGTGGCTTGAGCCGGAAGGGCTTGCGCTGCTGGAGGGATGGGCAAGGGACGGACTTACAGACGAGCAGCTTGCCGAACAATGCCGAATTTCAGTGTCTACTTTATACGCATGGAAAAACAGCTATCCGGAGATTTCGGAGGCCCTAAAAAGGGGGAAAGAAGTCGTTGATTATCAGGTGGAAAAGGCGCTTCTGCAAAAAGCTCTGTGCGGAGACGTTACAGCACAAATCTTTTGGCTGAAAAACCGTAAGCCGGATAAATGGCGCGACAAGCCGGAGAAGGTGGAGCGCAGCGACGATGAAACCGGCGTGGTTCTTCTGGCTCCTGTGCTGAAGGAGGAGACGGATGGGTAGCATTTGGTCTCCGCAGGAAAAACAGTTTGCATTTCAGCAAAGGCCGGAATACGAGGCGTTATATGGCGGCGCGGCAGGCGGCGGGAAAAGCGACGCGCTTTTGGCCGAGGCGCTGCGGCAGGTACATATTCCGCACTACAGGGGAATTATTTTCAGGCGGACATTTCCTCAGCTTACAGACCTTGTGGACAGAAGCCGGGAGGTATATGGCGCGGCGTTTCCAAAGGCATCGTATAACGAGACAAAGCATGTATGGACGTTCCCATCCGGCGCGAAGATCTATTTCGGGAATATGCAGCGGGATGAGGACCGGTTTAACTATCAGGGAAAGCATTACGACTTTATTGCATTTGATGAGCTTACGCAATTTACATGGGTGCAGTACAGCTATCTGATGAGCCGAAACCGCCCCAACGGGCCGGGCACACGGGTGTATATCCGTGCCAGTGCAAACCCCGGCGGCGTTGGGCATGGGTGGGTGAAGGACCGGTTCATTACGGCAGCGCCTCCGCTTACGCCGATTGTGGGGGAGTATGATGTGGTTACGCCGGAGGGAAAGCGCATCACGCTGCGCCGCAGCCGTATATTTGTGCCGAGCACGGTATTCGACAATCAGAGGCTGCTGGAAAACGACCCGAACTATCTGGCAAACCTTGCCATGCTGCCGGAGGCGGAAAAGAACGCACTGCTGTACGGAAGCTGGGACAGCTTCGACGGGCAGGTGTTTATGGAATGGAGAAACGACCCCGCCCATTACGGGGACATGCAGTGGACGCATGTAATAGACCCATTCCCGATACCGGCGCACTGGAGGATTTGGCGCGGGTTCGACTTTGGATACGCAAAGCCGTTTGCGGTGGGATGGTTCGCGGCGGATGAGGCTGGCAGACTATATCACATCAAAGAGTATTACGGCTGCGACGGTACGCCGAATAAAGGCGTGAAGATGAACCCGGTGGACATTGCGGCGCAGATACGGCGCATTGAAAAAGAAGACCCGATGCTGGCGGGGCGGAGAATTACCGGGATTGCGGACCCCTCCATTTTTGATGAAAGCCGTGGAGAGAGCGTGGCACGCATGATGGAACGTGCGCCGAACTTTATCTACTGGCAAGGCGGCGACAATACGCGCATTGCCGGGAAAATGCAATTTCATTATCGGCTGGCGTTTGATACGGACGGTATACCCATGTTTTATTGCTTCTCCACCTGCAAGCATTTTATACGGACCATCCCCGCACTGGTATATGACGAAAAGCATGTTGAGGACATCGACACGGATGGAGAGGACCATATATACGATATGGTGCGGTATGTGTTTATGGAACATACGATCAGCCCACGCAAAAACGAGATCAGGCGGAGGCCGGAGAGCGACCCGTTAGACCTGTACAAGGATGCGCATGTGCGCAGATACAAGATTTGAAACGGAGGATGCATATGGCAAAGAAGAAAACGGGAGCGCCCGGTGCGGCTGCTCAAAAGGAAAATACGCGGCAAAACGGGAAATTGAAGCAGGCTTTTGATGCGGCTGCACATGTTGGCATGCAGGCCACCATGGAGCCGGGCACGCCTGAACCGGATAACGCGGACGAAACTTTGCTCATGGCGATGAAGGCCGAGCCTGCCGGACTGCGAGGCCCTGTGGGAAAAGAACAGGTGCGGCAGGCGGCGGCGCTGCTGGAGAAGTATAAGCAGGGCAAAGAGGCTTTGTCACGGCGGATTGTGGACAATGAAAACTGGTGGAAGCTGCACGGATGTGACGGCGGCGGGGGTTCCCCGGACAGCGCCTGGCTGTTTAATTCCATTGCAAACAAGCATGCGGATGCGATGGACAACTATCCGGAGCCGAATGTGCTGCCGCGCGCACGCGATGACGAGCAGACGGCAAAAACGCTGTCCAAGATTTTGCCTGTGGCGCTGGAACAGGGCGGATATGAGCAGGTGTACAGCGATGTATGGTGGTACAAGCTCAAGCAGGGAACGGGCGTAAAAGGCGTATTCTGGGACACGGGGAAAAACGGAATCGGAGACATCGATATTCGCAAAGTTGATGTTCTGAACCTGTTTTGGGAGCCGGGCGTGACGGACATACAGAAAAGCCCGGCGCTGTTCCATGTTGAGCTTGTAAATAATGATACGATACGCGAGAGGTGGCCTTTTGCAGACGCACTGAGCGGTCCGAGTGTTGATACGGCACGGTATGTGTATGACGATGCGGTGGACGTGAGCGAAAAAAGCGCGGTAGTGGACTGGTATTACAAGAAAAACGGCGCGCTGCACTTCTGCAAATTTGTAAACGGTACGGTGCTCTACGCCAGCGAAAACGACCCGGCTTATGCGCAGCGCGGTTACTACGACCACGGGAAATACCCCTTCGTGTTCGACACGTTGTTCCCGGTGGAGGGAAGCCCGTGCGGGTTTGGATACATTGACGTGATGAAAGGATGCCAGCAGGCGATCAACGAACTGGACAGGAGCATTGTACGCAACGCGAAGGCGTGCAGCCGTGCACGGTATTTTGTGAGGGATGACGGCGGCGTCAATGAAAAGGAGTTTATGGACCTGGACAGCGATTTGATACATACAAGCGGAAGCCTGGGCGAGGATGCGCTGAGGCAGCTCGAATATGCGCCGCTGTCCGGGATATATGTGCAGATTCTCAACAACAAAATCGAGGAGTTGAAAGAGACCAGCGGGAACAGGGATTTTTCACAAGGGTCTACGACGAGCGGCGTAACGGCTGCAAGCGCGATTGCGGCGCTGCAGGAGGCCGGGAGCAAGCTGTCCCGCGATATGCTCAAAAGCGGGTACAGAGCGTTTAAGGAAGAATGCTACCTGTGCATCGAGCTGATGCGGCAATTTTATGACGAGCCGCGCTGTTTCCGCATCACAGGAGACGCTGGGCGGTTCGATTATGCGGTATTCAGCAATGCTAATATTGCGGGACAGGATATGGGGGAAGAGTTTGGCGTGACGCTGGGGGAACGTCTCCCCATATTCGATGTCACGGTTGTTCCGGCTAAGAAGAGCGCATTTAGCCGACTTTCGCAGAACGAGCTAGCGAAAGAGTTTTATGGTCTGGGATTTTTCAATCCGCAGCTCGCAGACCAGAGCCTTGCATGTTTGGACATGATGGACTTTGACGGCAAGGAAAAGGTTGTGGAACGGGTTCAGGCAAACGGTACATTGTATCAGCAGCTTGTAATGATGCGCCGGCAAATGGCGAAGCTCGCGGCGATTGTAGATGCACAGAACGGTACGACCATTTTGCAGGGGATTGCGCAGGACGACAGGACGGCACAGGGCGATGCGCCTGCGCAGGACGGCAGGAACGTGACAACGGACGGCATGGGGCGCTCCATGGCGGGGGATGACCTTGCAACGCAGGCGCGCCGCCGCGCCTTGGAAGGAGCGACGCCGAAATGACAACAATTGAACTGGTGCGCGATAAAAGGAGATTTTACACACTTGTGGACGGGCATGCCGGGTATGACGATGCAGGGCGTGATATTGTGTGCGCGGGAGTGAGCGCTTTGACCTATGCCCTTGCTGCGGGGCTGAACGACTGCGGCGCACTGCTCAAATACGAAAGCGGAGACGGGCGGGAGGAAATGTACGGGGCCGGGGGAGCTGCGCGCGTGCTGTTCAGGACGTTTGAGCTGGCGGTACAGGAGCTGGCGAGGCAGTATCCCGAACATGTGCGCGTAAACGGGACGGTACAATAAAAAAACGGGGCATGGCATACGCTGTGCCCTTTTTATTTTTCGGGGGAAGTGGGGGGTAAATGTTGCTTCAGCCTTGGTATGATTTTGTTATAAGGCGGGGACAGGACCGCCGGACACTTCGGAAAGACGATGGAGGATGTTTTTATGTGCAAAATCTTTTTGAGCATTCAGCGCTATGCCGATGGCGGCGCCGGTGCTCCGGGCGGAGACGGAAACGCTGCGGCCGCCGCGCAGCAGACGGGCGAAACCACTGTGACGCAGGACGCCGCTGCGAATGGGCCGGCCGTTGTGGAGGCTGAAAAGGCACCCGCTGCGGATAAAACACAGGCATTTGAGCAACTCATCAAGGGAGAATACCGGGAAGAGTTTGCGAAGCGCACGCAGGAACTGATCGACAAGCGTTTTGCAAAGGCAAAAGCGAGTGAGGAGCAGCTTGCAGCGCTTTCGCCGCTGGTGGAAATGCTTCAGGAGAAGTATGGCACGGACGCGAAAGACCCGGCGGCACTGGTGAAAGCCGTATTGGACGATGACAGCTACTATGAGGCCGAGGCCATGCAGAAGGGCATTGACGTGAAGCAGCTCAAGGAAATCAAGCGCATTGAGCGTGAGAATGCAGAGCTGCGCCGCGTAAACGAGCAGAGGTCGCGGCAGGCTGCGCAGGACCAGGCGTATGCACAGCTGATGCACGAGGCGGATGAGGCAAAAAAGTTTTATCCGTCCTTTGAACTGGAAAAAGAGTGCGAAAACGCGTCGTTCATGAGGATGATACGCGCTGGCGTGGACGCAAAGACCGCATACGAGGTGGCGCACAAGGATGAAATTATTAGCGGCGCTATGCAGTATACCGCACAGCAGGTTGCACAGAAGGTTACGTCCGGGCTGCAGGCAAAGGCTTCACGCCCGCCTGAGAACGGCGCGGCGGGGAATGGCGCGGCGCAGACTTCCATTGATGTGAACAAGCTGACCCGGGAGGGCCGCAGAGAACTCATTGCCAGAGCGCGCGCAGGAGAGCGCATTTCCTTCTGACGCGCGGGAAAAGGAGGATTTTTATGTTTGTTTTTTCGATTTTTATGTTGGCAGCCGTGCTGTGTGCGGTATGCCTGTATGATCTGTGGAATGCGAGGCGCACGCACAGGACATGCAAGGTGCCGTTCCGCAGACTGACGGACCACCGTGCCAGGCTGCGGTTGCAGGCGTTCGCATTCACTCCAGGTGGGACGCAGACCACTCTGTTGAAGGCGACCGGAAACGATTTGTCGCCGGAAATGAAAACCTTTTACGACAAAACACTGATTGACGAGGCAGAGCCGAACCTTGTACACGACCAGTTCGGGCAGGAACGGGACATCCCCAGAAACGGCGGTAAGACCATCGAGTTCCGCAAGTTTTCCAGTCTGCCCAAGGCCAGCACGCCCATCACCGAGGGCGTTACACCCGCCGGTAACTCGCTGAACGTGACATCCATTACGGCGACGGTATCCCAGTACGGCGATTTTGTTGAGGTGTCTGACCTGCTGGACCTGACGGCCATTGACAATGTGATCGTTGAGACGACCGCATTGCTCGGAAGCCAGGCTGGGCGCACGCTGGACACTGTGACCCGTGAGGTGCTGCAGAGCGGTACAAACGTGTTTTATGCGCCGAAGGTTGCAGCGGACGGTGCTGAAACGCCAGTTACCACACGCGCTGGGCTGGATAAGACGGCGCTGCTGCGAGTAAAGGACGTGTTCCGTGTGGCCGCGTTCCTCAAGAGCATGAATGCACCGAAAATCGACGGGTACTATGTTGGTATTATCCATCCGTGGGTCGCGTACGACCTGATGATGGAAGCGGGAGACGCATGGCAGGAGACACACAAGTACGCAAAGCCTGAAAATATATTCAAGGGCGAGATCGGTGAACTGGGCGGTGTGCGTTTCGTGGAAACCACAGAGGCTAAAATCTACAACGATGACACATGCCCGGCCAACGGAAGCAATGGGAAACTTTCGGTGTTCGGCTGCCTGTTCCTTGGGGCAAACGCCTACGGGAAGACCAAAGTGGACGGCGGCGGGCTTGAGATGATCGTCAAACAGAAAGGCAGCGCGGGCACGGCTGACCCGCTGAACCAGCGCAGCACCGTGGGCTGGAAGGCGCTGAAAACCAGTGAACTGCTGGTGCCGGAGTACATTGTACGCTTTGAGTGCTGTTCCACGGAGAGCGGCACCGTGAAAGCCAACTGAGGAGGGCAATACCATGAGTGAGAGCAGGAAGGCGGCGGTCATTCCGGATAAGGTCACGATTCGCCTGCCGATTGACCCGGCGCACCCGAAC